GTTATCACCTTCAAAGTGTACGGCGTTATCGTATCTGATCTGCATGATCACCTGTACAGGGTCACTTGCTGAATAATCTGAATCACTGTAGTCTACGTTTGTTAAGAAACAACCTTCAAGGAACCAAACTTCCGATGCACCTGCGTTGACACCATCTAAAACTTCGATTTGGCAATCGAATTTGTAATCACTACCTGAAGCAGGTGTTGATTGTTGGAAATGGTTCAATTGTCTTTGGACTTGGGCACCAACAAGTTTTGTTACTTGGTTTTGTATATCATCCCTTACAGTAAGAGTAATTTGTTCCCATGCATGTTTTCCTTGAATATAAACTCTTGAGTTGTAACTGTCAATAATTTGCTCTTCGTAACTTATTTTTGGTCTACTTACGTTTTGCACATTTTGAGTAAGTACTTTAGTTTCATTACTTCCACCAAAGTTGTTAAGCAAACTCACACGGAATCTATATTTAAGTTTTGGCATAAGTACGCCAGAACCAGTATTACCGGTTAAGGGTACACCAAATTTACTTTTAGTTTCTGTTGTTGCACTATCTACTGCCATGTTGTTCTCCTAGAACTTAATTAATTAAAGTTCGACTTTAATATACGAATATTTATCTGATCTTAGTAAAAAATATTAACTATAGTTTTAATTATTTCACAAAAAAGGGCGGAAAAACCGCCCTCTTATGTAGTTAAATTACTGTTTAACCAGTTTGTCCCAATGTATTTTGGATTCTGATAGGTATGTAAATAAATTCTACTGCTTTGACAGGCTGTATTGCTATGTCAATATGTAGTTCATTTCTATCTATTCTTGCCGCTGTATTGTTTGTAGTATCACAAACTGTAATAAAGTCAAACAATCCACGTTGAGCAACAAGTTCGCCAAGTAGTCTGTCAACTACAGTTTTTGCGTTTGCTCTTGTTACTTCATCATTTGGTTCAAACAAGAAAGGTTTAACTGCATCATCTAGTTGTTCACGTAAGTAAACCACTAGTCTTGCAACATTAATCCTATCCAATGCACTTGATACAGGATTAAGTGTTTTCTGTCCAAATACTGCTAATCCTCTTCCTGGGAAATTCCCAACTGGATTAACTTTATTTGCATACAAACCATCTCTTTGTCCTTCACTTAATGCAACTGGCTCAAATTCACTTGTTGTTGCATTTAAAAATCCAACTGAGGTAGCATTATTAACAAGTCCTCTTTGGAACCCTGCTGGAGCAAACCAAGGGAAAGCCACTTGGTCGTTAAATGCTAACGTTCTTAGTGCCATATGTGATGCTGGAACCATTACACTAGTACCATCAAGGTTTGTTGATAAACCATGTGGGTAGTAAACAGCCGCATAAGGATCACTTGCAACTAGTCCGTCTTCTCCGTTTTCACCTGCATTGTTACTATTTGTTGCCCATGCTTTAGTGCTTGTTGAATCTGCCGCCAATCTAAATGGTGCATCTATAACACTAAACACAGTATTTTTTCTATCTGTACCCAAAGTAATCATTTCATCTGCTAGTTCAGGATATCCTGGAACTGCCATAATGTTAAAACGATTTGTTTCGTTTCTAATATCTTGGTTACTTGTTACCGCTGATTGTAATGCTTTTACAATAACACGTCTTTGTGCTTTTCTTAACATGTAAGGTGAGCCGTCAATTTTATTTCCGCTCTCATCTTCCCATAGACTTGTTGTTGTGTTATACTTTTTAACATTACCTGCACTTAACAATTTATTCCAACCTAACATATTTGCTGGATAACTTGTTGATGCCGGTGCGGCTGTAATTAATGAGTTACTTGAACTTGAATTTCTAAAATCTGCAAATAATATGCCATCTGGACTATGCTGATCTGCATTGTCTACTAGTACCCAGGCACTAGATGCTCTTTTATAAACTCTAGGATAGTTTTCTAAATCACTTCCATCTACCCAAATATCACCATCAACTAATGAACTAACACCATCTGATTGTAATGTTGGTGCAGAACCTTTAACTTGTACATCCTTGTCGTATGGTTCCCAGCCTGTTGTAGGATGGTTATACATGATATCAACATTTTCAGTACTTACAGTACTATTATACCATAATGTTCCGTCTGCTAATGTGCCTGTAATAGCATTTGCACTTGCAGTAAAACTTAATTTTTCAAAGTTACTGTAAGGTGCTGAACTATCTAAAGCAAGATTAGCCGCTGTAAAACCAGATACGTTACCGTCTATAACTAGGATATCTGTACCTGCACTATTAACTAATTGAATTTTACCAGCATTGTTTGAAGCAACCACTGTATCTGCAAAGGTTAATGTTGAGTTAGAAGCGGTTAAGGCCGCATTTATATCTTGTACCATGTCATCAACACTTGCATTACCGTCTGCATCACCGTCTGTAGTAAATGTAACATCTACATTTGAACCACTGTTGATTCTTAATGAGACACTAATTTTACCACTATGTGGTGCAACTGCTACTGCTGTATCACTAATAACTGCATTTCCTAATGCTGTAACACTTGATCCGCCATTATGACGTTTTGGTGTAACACTTGCTGTACCATCTGTTTCGTTTGCACCATCTCCTGATAAATCAAAATAGATGTCACCAACTTGTGGATTTGCACCATGCCTTGCTGGTGAAAATGCAGATGACATTGTTACACCTGCTTCTACAGTTTGTGCTGTAAATTGTGCTGTTGAACTGTTATACAGTTTTAGTGAAAAGTCTGATCCGTTACTAATTGAATTGAATTGTAAAAATACATCACCAGATTGTAATGCTCCACCACCATTTCTTGTTGCAGGTAATTGTGCATTAGAACCTATTTGGAAATCTGCAGAAGATGTTCTTGTTGACCATCCTGTGCTACCTATAACGTCCCAATTACTTGTTGTTGTTTTTTGATAAACTTTAAATGTTGCTAAAGTATTTCCTGATACGTCGAAATAGACAACAGCATAATCGCCGTCTTGTCCATAACCAGATTTTGGAGTACCATCTGATGCTAAATCTGTACTTGCTGGAACTTTTACTGTTTGTGTAACATAACCTGAACCATCATATTTTTTAACACCTATTACTGTACTCGCAGTATCTAACCAATAAGAACCGTCTGCTGGAGCAGTTGTAGGTGCTGTTGCACTTGCCGTTAAGGCATTTAAATCTACATTTGCTCTTAAAACGTATGCACTATTGGCCACACCAAGAAAACTATAAGCCGCAAGTAGTCCATACTCATTTTGCTCGTTACCATGTAACTGAGTTCCTCCACTAGTTTTGAAGACAGGATTACCATACTGTTGTAAAAGTTCTCTCTGACTTGAAATCTTGTAGAGTTTGTCTGCTGTTGCTGAAGATGTGTATCCAGCAGTTCCAGTACCGTCAGGGCTCGTTTTGTCTTGAGCCGTTGCGATTACTATAAGAGGAACTGAACCTGCACCAGCCGGGGAATAAAAACTCTCGTCTGATACACTTACACTTACTCCAGGTGAAACTAATGTTGCCATATTTTTCTCCTAATATTAAGATTTTCTTAATAGTATTTATCTTTTTGTTGGATTATTGTGTATTTAAGGAATTAAGTTGTATTAGGCAATATTATATAATTTTAAGATGTTCTTTAAACTTGCCTGTTTTCCAATCTCTAATATCTTCTACTTGCTTGGCTAGATCTTCAAGGGTTCCATTATTGTCTATAATGTAATCAACTGGGTAGCCTGCCCAGTTCCATTCACTTTCGTGTACGTCTCTGTATTTTGTTTGCATAATTTTTCTGCTTACAACATTCTCATGTGCCGTTTTTGCAGTTTCAAACCATTCAGGCAACTCGCCTCGTTGTACCCAAATTACTATGCCGCCCATATTTTTAATAAGATCTAGTTCATTTCTAAATCTAGCATCACTTATAACAGTACAAGGTGCTTCTGAATTTTGTTTTCTTATTCTATATTCAAGACTGTTAATCCATATATCAGGTGCAAAATGATTTCTTAACACTTCTGTACCTAATAATTGTAATGCTAATCTTGGTGTAAAATTAGGAACACCTAATTTTTTAGTCCAAAACATGTCAGGTATTTCTCTAAAGTCTCTGCTTTCTACTGTATCGCCTTCAAGCATGTCTCTTGGCCAACCAAATATACTAGCACAAACATCTTTTACTGGAGAGGCAAAACTGTCATGGGCACAACCTCGTTCTACAAACATATTAGCAACTGTGTCTTTGCCACTGCCTATAAAACCCGTTATTCCAATTAGCATTTTAACCTATTACAAAATTAAGTGGTAAATTACCCTCTTCCATATTATGGATACTATCTCTGAAACTTTGCATTTCAGTTTGAGCCTCAGTTTTTAATGCTTCCCCATTTAACTGAATGGCACCGCCGGCACCTGGTAATCCTGATTGATATTTACTTCTTGCTTCACCAAGCATGTATTTTGCTTGTGATAATGAATATCCTGATAACCAGTTTGCGGCATATACATCAGTCAACAATATTGACTCTGGAATAAAGTTATATACACCAACAGCAATATCTTCTTCGTGTCTAACGTTTCTTAATATTTTTAATTGCTTTGTATTTCTATTCCATATAAAATTGTATTCACTACCAAAAATTCTACCAATAGTTTCTTTGTATTGTGCAAATGCATCAAATACTGCAAGTCCACCTATTTGTCCTGCTTGTAGCATGTACATATTATTAAATGCTACATCAAATGGATCGAAGTTAGTACCGCCACCACTATTAGTTCCAATACCTCTTCTGTAAAGACGTCTAACTTCCATAACTTCATCAGGTAAAGTATATTCTGTTACATCTGTTTTTGTTTGGAAAAATATAACACTTTCCTCTACACTACCAGCACTTAACTGTCTGTATAGAGCAATAGCCTTATCTATAGCAACGTCATAATGTTCTCTGTCTAATTCAACATCAATTATCCCGTCGCCTAGACGAATTTGAATCTCCTTTATGAGTTCTTCTCGACTTTTATATCCTATCTGATCTTTTGGCATACTACTATTTATCGTTTTTAGTATTAAAATGCCTTAAGAATGATGGTGCTATCATTTATCCTACCGTTCATTTTTATAGGTGTTGTTTTTAATTCTTCAAATGATTTGGCAAATTTAGTTTTTGCTTTTCCTGTCCAATTTTCTATTTGTTCTTTAGGTTTACGCAAAGTTTTTTGCACACTTAAATCAGGATTAAAATCTTGTATTGTAGTTCCTTTTACCATTAATCCTGCACCAGGTCTAGATAAACCACGTGGATCTTTATTGTAAGCATGATATACACCTATTTTTCTTGTTTTAGTATTGTACACCCATAACTCATTTGCGTTTACGATCTCTGTAGGATGAATACTTGCTATGCCAAGTTCACTACAATTTATCTGAAACTTTAATTTTTTAATAATACTATCTTTAGATCTTGCTCTTGGCTTACGAGCCTTTCTAGACGTTTTTTTAGTTTCTATAATTGTATCACAAGCAGTATTAATTTTTTCAAAAAATGCAACAAAGTCTTTTCTTAGTTTAGCATCAAAATGACCATATGCTTCTTTAATATCTGGGTCTTTCCATTCTTTTACTTCTAATGCTTCTTGGTATTCATGTTGAAAATCGTCTTTTATAATTTTGGCGTGATTAGCCTTTATTTCAGGTTGATATACCAACATATCTTCATATGGTTTAAATTCTGATAAATTAAATGTTTTGTCTGTAAGGCAATCTAATTTGTACTCCCACTCACCACATAAAGTTTCAACTTGTTGTTTCATTCTTTCCTGTATGCTAATAACTTTTTTAGGTTTGTCTTCTGCCTTTCTTTCTTTTTCTTTTATTGTTTCTTTGCCACGTTTGAGCCATTCCTCTTTGCGTTTTTCGTAATGCCCTCTAGTTGATTCAGGCATGTAACCAAGTTTATATTCTACATACAAAGCAATACCTGAGGCCGCAAATGCCCAATCTGGATTTGTTAAAATAATTTTTATCTCTTCTTTAGTCCATCCAGATTTTTCTTTTACCCAATGCTTTGCGGCATTGACCATTTTCTTTCTAGATATTTCTGTGCGAACAAAATATTCGCAACTATGGAAAGCCTTTTCTTGTTGCTCAGGCTCTGTATAAGCCTGTAAAGTTTTCCAATCAGGCTCTTTGGTAATGTATATGCTTCTTTCTTTCTTTTTACGTGGCATCTGTGTCTCAGTCTTCAAACAGTTGTTCTGGATTTGGTGCGTCATACATCGCTTGTACAACTGCAGGCCAATTTTTAAATCCTAATATACTGTTTTTATCTTTTAAAGCATTTTTTTGCTTAAAGAACTGAGTAATACTTATCATTCCAGTAAATTTTCCTGCTCTTTCACCTGCTTTATACATAAAATATGAGTTTGCAAGTATAAAAAGTGAAAAGAATAAAATCGCTGAATCCATAATAATCCTCCAAAAATAGAGTATAACATCTATTTTTTATATGTCAATAGGTATTTTATTTGCCTTTAGAAAATCTTTTATCTATATTATGAGGAAGATTATTTTCTAAAATATCTCTCCAAGACTGTATTGTTATATCCAAGCCATCACTGAGTTCAACTTTTGGAAACCAACCTAGTCTGGTTGTAATTTTATGATTTGTGCTGTTTAATAGATAAATTTCTCCAGGACGTTTAGGTTTTGTATTCCAATTCACATGTCCGTCCCAGCCTATTTTATCTGCAATTAATTTTACATAGTCTTTTATTTTAATGGCATTATCAGGTCCTATACAAAATATTTCACCAGCACACTTTTCAGGATTGTTAATTACTGT